GCCTCCACCATAAAGCACATATATAAATGTGTGTTTTACTCCGGGGGCGAAAGGGATCGACGGGCGTTAAAAACTTATTTTTAGGTATTCGTGTTGACCTACGTTATTCAGTCACAACTACTAAATGCAAACAATAACTTTGCCCCTAAGGGTTACGCACTAGCTGCATAATCACTGTGGGTATGGGTTCCACCTAGAAACAGAACGGACCCACAACAACTTTAATTTAATAGGACTATAACATGAAAAAAATTCTCTTGGCAACAGCCGCAACATTCGCTCTTACTACATCTGCATTCGCGGCTGACCTCGGTGCAGGCCTTGGCTTTGCTGGTGATGTTGAATATGATATCGAAGCAGAAACAACTGCAATCGAATTCGGCCCCGCAGTTTCTATGGCTGGCTTCCTTATTGAGCCAAAAATGCATGCAGAAGCAGCATTTACCGATGGCGGTTCAATTGACTTCACTGGGGTGTCTGCAAAAGCGACATATGGCTTGACTGCAAATGTATCTCTTTACGGTACAGTCTCTGCCGATGAAGACTTCAAATACGACACAGCAACAGTTGGTGTTGGTTTTAACTTCTAATATAAGTTAAAATTTAAAGAATTAAAAGAGCGCTTTGGCGCTCTTTTTGTTATAAATAATGTTATAAAACATGGAGGAATTTCAATGAAAAATTCATTGGCCCTTATTATGTTTTTATTATTTTTAGGAAGTCCTGTAATTGCACAGGTTGTAGATGACAGTGATGGTTTATACGATTCGACAAGCTATGTTGCTACGGATAGTAATACCAATACAACAAGTAATGTTACTAGCAATAACACGAATACCAATAACACAACTGTTACTGGGACCAACACGAATACCAATAACACAACTGTGAATTCAACTGCTACTAACACAAACAATAATGTAAGCACAAATACATCCGCAAATACAAATGTAAATACAAATACCAGCACGTCTACTAACACAAGTGACGTGACTCAAAATGTTACGAGCAATACCACAAGCAATTCAACAATTGATCAGACTGTGAATAGCACAAGCAATTCAACAATTGATCAGACTGTGAATAGCACTGTTACTAGCACAAATACAAATAACAATACAAATGCCAATACTAATACAAACAGAAGCACTGTTGACAGCACTAGTAATAATACGAACACAAACGATACTAATGTAAATCAAAAGATTGAAACACCTCCGCCATCGGCAATTGCACCAACGATTCAAATGGGCGGCAATGATACATGCACAGTTACATTCTCGGCTGCTGTTCAAACTCAAATCTTTGGTGTGTCGGCCGGCGGCCATATTCGTGACATAAATTGTGAACGTCTTAAAAATTCAAAGATTCTATACAATATGGGTATGAAGGTTGCAGCCGTTTCTCTTATGTGTCAAGACCCTGGAGTGTTTAATGCAATGAAAATGGCGGGAACCCCCTGTCCGTTTAATGGCGCAATTGGTGATACAGCTCAGAAGCTATGGGATGACAATCCTAATATGCAACCATCTGAGATAGAAAAAGAGGCGAGACGCAATGATAAACTTGAAGGTGCCACAATCAGCGGCCTTAGTATTCTTATGCTTTTGCTCTTACTCTAACGCACAGCAATTAAATGTAGCACTTCTAGATAAAATTGATATAGATCAGACTTTATATTCTGCTGATATTATTAATGGTTATCCGAGTGGTTGTTATACGACAAATATGGGCGCTGCTGGATATTCTAGCCCTGGCGGTTGCCCCACCATTAATGGCCAAGATCATATAGTCTTTAGCCATAGCCAAACTACATTAAAATATACTGTTGATATATCAGATGCATTGAATGTTGCTCTGGATGAAATTGGTGTAAATATTGAAGGATACACATATCATTGGCATTACAAGAACTGGAATGCAAACGAGAGGGCCCAGAACCAATTGCGTAATGGGCCAGATCCAATGAATGTGACACTTGTTATTAGAGACAAAGATAATAATGTAGTCCACCAAAAAGAATTTGATTATGGACAGTATTACGATAGATGGTTTGTGGAAGATGGACAAGAAACCTTTCAAGATCCTTTTGATGCAAGTAATCTAAGCACCTTTGAGCTTGAAGCAAGTGGAATGGATAATGGCTATTGGGCAGGATATTACGGACCTGAATTAGATCATTTTGTGGTGAGATTAAAATACAGTTTTAGACCTCTTGAGGAAACAGGGCCCTCGATAGAGGATATGGCACTATTTGACTCAATGTGTCTAAATGACCCTAGCTATAATATTGACTGTCCTGGTTATTTGGAAAATCAACTTGCCCAAATAAAAGAAATTGCACAAGCAATAGACACCGGAATTCCAAATAATTCTTTTGAAATGAATACTGGTATAGTAACAGAAGATATTACAGGTCAAGATAAAATATTGACAGATATTATAGAAGCTCCAGCGGCCGAAGTTATAGAAGAGAAAGTTATAGAAGCTCTTGAAGAATCCTTTTCAGTTACAGATGCGCCAAGCCTTGATGAAGCCCCTAAGTCCGCAACAGCGCTTAATGTGAATCAGTTGAGTGCGTTGTCCGCTGCCTCAGCCGCGTCGGCCTCGGCAGAGAATGTTGCTGCAAACGCATTCGCAACAGCTTCAATAGGTGTTGATGGGGCTTTAAATAGCTTTTCATCAGACGGTGTTTCGGGATATGGAACATCGTCAGATATGTCAGTATCTGGTGATGGATCTGGTTACTCAAATGATGGAACACAATCAAATATGAATGGTAGTGTTTCGCAGTCTGATGGCACATTGACAACACAAGTTGATGGTTTGCAGGGAAGTCAAGAATCTTCAACTGAATTTGGCGGGGATATATCAGCCGACTTAACTGGCATTGAAGAATTTCAAATGACCTCACTCGAAACGTTCACACTGATTGATAGGGTAATCAATGAGGCGTTTCAACAAGTTATGAATGACGTTGAGGAAATGTCAGAAGAGTCCTCAGAAGAAAGCATTGAGGGCCAACAGAAACTAGAGGATGAACTTGTTGCAAAGGCTATTGAAGGTGATACATCCGAAGAAGCCCAGTCGGCACTACTTGGCTATAATCCAAACTTTAGAGCATATCAGCAACCTCAAATGAGTGATGGTCAGTTGTATGTTTCAAAAGATATTTACGATACACAAGAAAATTACGACAATCCCAATGCTAGATTTTTTAATGGAGCAAGTGACACAAAGCACAGAGAAATGATAAGGCAGCAATATGACTGAGGAGGTAAAAGAATTTCATCCGGCGGATACAAATGGCGACGGCCACGTTGATGCAGAAGAACACGCGATGTATATTGAGTTTAAAAGAAAAGAACTTGAAGACGCGGATGCTATGCGGGATGCACAGCGAAAGATGGCTTGGTTCGCTATGGCCGGAATGCTATTGTATCCCTTTGCTGTTGTGATTGCTGTTGGCATCGGTCTTGATAGCGCCGCAACCATTCTAGGTAGTATGGCAGCAACATACTTTGTTTCGGTTGCTGCCATTGTCGGCGCTTTCTTTGGCGCACAAGCATATACAAAGGGTGCTGGTATACCACAAGTACCAGTTAAGAAATAGGAGAAGAAAATGGCAGAGTTTGAATTTGCGGGAACAACATTCCGAGGCGGCAAGATGTTTGCTATCATTACAGCGCTATCGACCCTCGGTGGTGGTGCATATGGAGCGTTTGAGTTCTATAAAGACTATATGGATATGAAAGAAATTATCCAGAATATTGACACAGATGCAATCGCCGCGCGTAATGATATCATTGAAACACAATTGACCGCAGCAATTGAATATACGCGCGATATCAAAAATGACCTAAGAGATGATGTGACCAAGATGGAAGACCTTGTCGACCGAGTTGAAGACAAAGTAGAACTCTCTGAAGATCGTATCAAAAATACACAGAGAAATATTGATGCAATGCTTGAAAGTGTCCTATCAGATATGAATCAATTATCAAAAGATGTTACAGCATCGATTCGTGAAATCGAGGGCACAATCCGTGAATCTGAAAAGGATGTTCGCGATACTATGCGCGAGACAGAAGACCGTATTGATAGTTCCATGAGACGCCTAGAATCTGATATTGAGGAAACTCTTCAAGAAGCTCTTGATAATCCATTGAATAATTAATAGTTTACATTTGAATTTGAATGATATATAATATCATCAACGGGTGATGCCGTAACGCATCCGCGAGTACCCACGGTTAGGCACTCATTTTACTTATGGAGATAGTATGACTAGAATATTGGGAGTGAGTGAAGGTTTCCACGATGCTGGTGTTGCATTAGTGGAGAATGGTAATATTTTATATGCTGGCCATTCTGAAAGATATTCTAAGATTAAGAACGATCCTAATATGAGTCCAGAACAATACTTCAATCATGATGTATATGCATATTATGAAAAGAACTGGCTGAAAAATACTCGTAGATTGTTGTTCGGGCAAGAAATGGTCAAGTGTCCCAAAGATACTTGGCGACTAGACTCCCCTAAGAAGCATGCTCACTATCATCATCAGTCACACGCGGCTGCGGGATTCTATACCTCGCCATTTGATAAAGCAAATGTGCTTGTTATTGATTCTATTGGCGAATGGGATACCATATCAGTTTGGGAAGCCTGGGAGCCAAGCGATCCATTTCAGCCCGTGAAAATGAAAAAGATTAAGAGTTGGAAATATCCATATTCACTCGGTCTATTCTATTCTGCTATTACCCAACGTATTGGTCTTAAACCAAATGAAGACGAATATATCACGATGGGTATGGCTGCGTATGGTGATCCGATCCACGATCTAAGTGAACTACTGCATAGAAATAATCACAAAGGCATCGGTAACTATCTGCCCCATGCATGGAAAGAGGACTTGGCAGCAAGTGCTCAGGCTCTTTACGAAAAAGAATTACTGAAACTTGTTGATAAGTATTGCAAATATCCTAATCTTGTGTTGATGGGTGGTTGTGCATTAAACTGTGTAGCCAATAGTAAAATTGAAAACAAAAACATCTGGATTATGCCGAACCCAGGAGATGCCGGATCATCTCTCGGCGCCGCTGCACTATCTTATGGCAGAAAATTAAAATGGAAAGGTCCGTATCTTGGACATGACATCAAACGTGAAATCAACCCTAAAGAAGTTGCTCAGTATCTTGTTGATAATTCCTATTGCGGTGTTGCAAATGGCCGTGCTGAGTTTGGCCCTCGTGCCCTTGGCAATCGTAGCCTTCTTGCTGACCCTAGAAGAGATATTAAGGATACCGTTAATCAAATTAAGCAACGACAACTCTTTCGACCCTTTGCACCTGCGATCCTGGAAGAATTTGCTTCTGAGTATTTCGAAGGGCCAATGAATGAATATATGCAGTTTACAGCAAAAGCAAAACACGACTATGATTCGGTAACACACGTGGATGGCACAGCAAGAGTTCAAGTTGTGAAAAAGGATTGTGGATCAGTTATTCGTCCTATCCTAGAAGAGTTCTATGAATTGACTGGGGTTCCTATGCTTCTAAATACATCATTAAATATTAAAGGAATGCCAATGGTCAATGATGAAGTTGATGGTGTTCTGTTTCAAGCAAAATATAAGGTAAAGGTATTTTAATGGCAAAGAAGATTTTGTTGGCATCCGGATGCTCCTTCACTGATCCTAACTTTAAATCTCTTGACGAAAGCCTAGCGCCTGAGTTATCTGGCGGATGGCCAATGTGGCCAGAATTAATGGCAGACGAATTGAATCTAAAGGTAGTTAATAAGGGCCTATCGGGAAGAGGCGCAGATCATATTTTAGATTCGATTGTTGATCAAATATCTATTTACGGAGATAGAGTAGACACTGTGGCAATTCTATGGTCTGCTTGTGATAGATGGCCATTTTTCGATTGCACTTGGAATCCATTCACAGATTTGACAGAGGGTCTATTTTTTCATGGCGATAACATAGAGGATTGGAAATCTAGACATAATGTAAGCACCACAATGATTGACTTTTGGAATAGCGAAGGATTTAGTCCTCATATCTACACCACAATGATTGAAAATCAATTGAGAAAAATGTGTGCGGTTGTTGACATATGTAAAGCCTATAATATAAAATTGGTCATGAATCAAGGTATAGAATATTTTTCATGGTGGTGTTTGGATATGTTATTAGAAGATGGCAGAATAACAAAAAAGAACTACATAAGCAGACAGAAATCCGCACAAATATTTATGAAAAACTCACTCTTCTCAAAACTAAACAAACTTGACAATATAATAGGATGGCCGCTCTTTGTCGATTTGGGGGGCTCTTGTTTCGATGTTAGGCGAATGGGCATGGAAATTACATATGTTTCAGAAAAAGATAAGCATCCGAATGCATACGGACAGACACTAATAGCGAAAGAGTTTTTGGAAAAATACAATGAGTTATATTCTTTATAGTTTAGTCTGGTGGTTCTTTCTATCATCTGTTGTGATTTCTGCTGGCTATCACAGATATTTTTCACACAGATCATTTAAAGCTCCTATCTGGTTCGAATATCTTGTGTTAGCACTTGGCCCGTTGTCCGGCTCAGGTCCAGTTCTCGGCTGGGTTGGTGTGCATAGATTGCATCATAATCACTCTGATACAGAAAAAGATCCACATTCACCGAAACATCAGTCAGTTTGGCGAGTTCTTACATCAACATTTAAAGTACCATCAATTCGTCCTAGACATGTAACAGACTTACTTAAGAACAAACGTGTTATATGGTTTCATAAACATCATAGTGACATTAGATTTATTACGTTTTTGGTTGGTCTGTGTGTCCTCTCTTTCCCTTGGTTTCTTGTGTTGATTGTGTCTCCAATGATCTATGGATATCTTGGTTTTGGTTTGTTGAATGTGTTGTGCCACAGAAAAGAAAATGTCTCAAATTCTTGGATAGCAAACATTCTCACTGGCGGTGAAGGCTGGCACGCTAATCATCACAACAAGCCTATGGACTGGCAAATTGGAAAGAAATGGTATGAATGGGATCCTGCCGCATGGTTTATACGATTAATCAAAAAGTCTTAACACTTGAAGAATATGGATATGAAAACTTCAAAGGCGAATTGATCCGACTCGGAAAAGAGAACAAGCTATATGACAAACGAAACATAGAATGGTTCGATATCTTACCGGACACATTCTTTGATTATGAAGAGTGGTTCTTTTTGTTTGATGATGAAAAACCAGTTGCATTTTCCACGATTCAGAAGTATAATGAAGGGACGTATCGTCTACTCACGCGGACATACATCTATAGAGACTATCGCAGATTCACAAACCCAAAGGTTGACACATTTCACAGTCCGACTATGCGATTGCTTCCATATCAGTTGGACTACATCAAAGATTACGAATCAGCATTTGTTTCTATGCAGGGTTTATCAAGACGCAAAGCGATTGAACGTTTTGCTATTAAAATAAAATATAGAACAGAAATTGACTGGGATCTAGCACCAAATATGATGTTGACCTGTGACCAAGATTATGGCAAAGATTGTTGGCAAAGTATCATATATAATGGTAAGAAGCCCGACTTGCAAGAAATGACTATTGAAGAATGGAGAGACAAATGGCAGAAAAGTGTCTAATTGAACAATCGAAACGCACAAGAGTTGGAGGTGATGGTCCTCGTAGAAATGCTTTAAAAACATTTTGTAAAATCGGTGAAGTGTCGCACCAAGTAGTGTCGGAGTTGAACTACATCCTTGACACACATTCGAGGAATGATATAGGCGCCGACAACTATGGTATCAGCCAAAACTGTAACTATGAGGAAGTGTTTAACGTAGGGACAAGTTATCGCCAGATACTGCTCCAAGAGAAATGGACAACTGCTGGTGCCGACGTAAACGAATATGCATATAAAAAGTGGACAAACCAACACAAACTCAGATACACGAGGCCGGCCCTAGATTCGCTCTTTGAAACCACTTATCGTTTCAGATTGAGTGAAATGAAAGGCAACCACGAATTAAACTGGCACATTGATGCAGACACAAGCGTTATCTGCCGAGCACAAATCTGTCTTAACCACAATGACTCTATCTTTGAGTTTAAGGACAAAGAGGGTGTTAAGAGTCTACAGATGCAACCGGGCGAGGTGTGGTTTATCAACACGGGCTGGAATCACAGGGTTGTGAGTGGCGATCTGACTCGCCGCACTGCAATCATCGGCTTTCACTTTGAAGATTTAATTAATAAGGCAGCATTAATTAAATGATTGGAATTATATTTACAGACATGTCTGGGTATCACGGAGCAGAATGAACTATTTTCATATATTAAAAGCTTAAAATTAATAACATAGTTGTTTACAGCACTAGCTCCTTTTGATATAATAACTATATCAAAAGGAGAATATATCATGGCACACGAACTTGAAATTGTAAACGGCGAAGCTCAAATGGCATACGCCGGAGATCTTCCCTGGCACGGTCTTGGTACTAAGGTATCAAATGATCTCACTCCCCAACAAATGATGCAAAAAGCTGGTGTTGACTGGCGCGTCCAAGAGGTAGAATCATTCATTAACTTCAATGGTAAAATGGTTCCCACCGGTCAAAAATCCCTTGTTCGTGAAACAGATGGTAAGATCCTCACCAATGTAGGTAAAGATTGGCATCCAGTTCAGAATGAACAGGCATTTGAATTCTTCAATGAATATGTTCTGGCTGGTGATATGGAAATGCACACAGCTGGTTCACTCAAAGGTGGCTCATATGTTTGGGCTCTCGCAAAGGTAAAAGAATCCTTTGACCTATTTGGTGGTGACCAAGTAGATTCATATATGCTCTTTAGCAACCCACATGTCTACGGCAAATCAATTGATATTCGCTTCACTCCGATCCGAGTTGTATGCAATAATACTCTGACCTTTGCTATCAACTCACAAGCACAACGAGCGATGAAGGTGGGCCATCGGACTGCATTCAATGCAGATAGTGTAAAAACTACAATGGGTATTGCACACGAGAAATTTACCAAATACAAAGAAATGGCTCAGTTCCTCGGCTCCAAGCGCTTTTCAGTTGACTCACTTCTTGAATACTACAATGATGTGTTTCCACTTACATCTGGTCAAGGTAAACAAGAGAATGGCCTTACAGCAGATAACCTTTCCCGAGTTGCAAAACAAGCAATGGAAGTCCTTGAAACACAACCTGGTGCAGAATATGCAGAGGGTAGCTGGTGGCAGGCATTTAATTCTGTAACATATGTAACAGATCACATGCAAGGGCGCAATGCAGACAATCGTCTCCATAGCCAATGGTATGGGTCAAATCAACTCCGCAAAATCAAGGCAGCAGAAAAAGCCGTTGAATTTGCTCTTGCCTCATGATAAAGGTTTTACTTATACCTTTTATTTCTTACTTCCTACTGATGCCCTACGGCGCATTGGTAGGGAGAAAGGCTTTAGGTCCTTCTGCAATCGAAGAATGGTTTGTGATTATGGGTTTACTTACCGTTCTTTATATGTTAAAATTGCTCTTGAATAAGTTTGGAATATATTATGATCGTAAAGACTAACAGAATATCTGATGCATATATTGCGACATATGATTTGTATGATCCCAGTGATGCTGAGGCTCTTGTATCTCTTAAAGGTACCGTATCAACCATGAATCGTTGGCTTCGTGAAGATGGAATTGATAATCAATTCTATGTCAAGCTACGAGGCCGAGGGCATCGGCTTAATAACCCTGCATTCAAAAATGACCTCCCTCTTAGATACGCAGAAACAGTTGATGCATATATCCATAAGCGCAATCCTATAAATTGGAAATAATATGAAAAATTCACAAGAACTCAATCTAGATTTTATTCTCGGGGCAGAAAAAGTAACATCATTTAATTTTAATGCCCGAGATTTTAATTCACTGCGCTATAAAACAGAAGTCAGATTTCTAATTCGCAAACACTTTTTTCCGCAATTTGATATGGGACAAACTATTTCGGATGTTACTGTATTAAATTTGAATACAGCCATTCGGAGTCTTAAGGCTCATGATATGAATAAGTTTCGGATACTGTTTAAATACCCTCTAATGGGCTCTGGGCCAGGGGAGGTTCTATTGTATTTTCTGATTGATGATGGATATCTTGGCGGTGGCTCATCGGCAGGGGTTGATATTATTACACCCAGAGAAAAGTTTGAAGTAAAATCTGTCATGGTATCACCCGAGGGCTATGTCTATGATTTTAAACTTGGCGCAACCTTTTCGCTAACAGATATTATTAGAGATATCACATCACTTAAAAAGAAACTCGGCGAGGCTGGATCTGAGGTAAACAACACAACGATTGAAAAAATTAAAAAGAAATATCCAGATGAATGGTCCAAGATTGAAAAGAAATATCAAACCCTTGCATATGAAAAATATTTTAAACAGCACACTGTTATCTTTATGACAAATAATCCAACAACTAAATTGGGCGATGTTGTTGCTATAAAGAGGGTATGGAAAGATGATATTTCTATTGATAGGGTTACCTCTGGGACTATAAAACCTAGGGTAAAGATTTAACTCAATTAAGCCGCCTTCGGGCGGCTTTTTGGTTTTAAAAAGTATATAAATAGTGTAAAGTTGTTCATGAGGAATTTAAATGGCGCGGTATAGTGTAAGCAGAGGCAATAAGCTAAAGCCTCAAAAGAATGACGATATCTATGAAGTGAATATGTTGGCAACAAAGGACGGTGAGTTTGTTAGTCTCAATAATCCTCTTCCCGTTACAATTGATACCAGAAACGCATACCGATTGAGGGGTAGAGCAATGACAACTGACGGTTTCGGCAACGGCCTTCCTCTTGATGGCTTTGGCAACGGATAAGGCTAAGCTGCTTTAGACGATGATTGCGCGCGACGAGCGTTCAGTATGTAAAGTTTGATGATATTACTGGAACCCCAAACGAAATCACATCGGATACTATGGTTCACCCTAAGTGTTTGGTTGGCAAATCAACTTCTGACCTTACTCCAGAAATGAAGCAGTTTCCTTTCACTGACGGCGGCTTTGAGATGTTCCTCGAAATAAGAAGATTGGATGGCGGGGCAACGCAAGACTTATTCTACCACGCAACTATGGGACTTGATTAATATTAAGATAATGGTTTACATGAACTTGGCATAGTGATATAAAACAAATATGGAAAACTTCAAGCAACACATAACCGAACAAAAAAATACCCATATGACTCACATTGAGGATAAGGTAATTTATGGTGGGGCCAACGGAACCCGCCAGGCAATAATGGCTCTTAGATCACTAAGAGATATGCTAGGCGGTGTTAAGGAGGGTAAAGTTAGTGTCAAATGGGACGGAGCTCCAGCCATTTTCGCCGGAATTGATCCAAGTGACGGAGAGTTCTTTGTTGCCAAGAAAGGCATCTTTAATAAGAACCCAAAGGTGTATAAAACAAATGCTGATATTGATGCCGACACATCTGGTGATCTGTCCACCAAATTAAAACTTGCTCTTAAATATCTTCCAGAGCTTGGCATTAAAGGTGTGATCCAAGGCGACTTTTTGTTTGCAAAATCCGATTTGTCTTATGAGAAGATTAAAGGCCAGAAATATCTGACATTTCATCCTAATACATTGCTATATGCCGTTCCCTCAGATACACCTATGGCCAAGGATATTCTTTCCAAGCAAATTGGTGTTGTGTGGCACACTACATATACAGGACCGACATTTGATTTGATGAAAGCATCATATGGTGTGAATGTAAAATCATTCAAAAAATCTAAAAATGTTTGGTCCCAAGATGCAATGTTACATGACTATTCAAACTTGACTATGAGTAAAAAAGAAACAGATGAAGTCAATCAATACCTATCCAATGCAGGCAAAATCTTTAACCAGATATCAGGCACCACATTGCGGGAACTTGAATCAAACCAAGAACTTGCCAGACTCATCGAAATGTATAACAACTCATTTGTCAGACAGGGTGCAATTATCCAAGACACTGGAAAGCACGTTTCCGGGCTCATTAACTGGATACGAACCAGATTTCAAAAAGAGATTGACCAACTTAAAACCGAAAAAGGTAAGGCGGGTAAACAGTCTAAGCTCGATGCAATTTTGAAATTCTTTTCTTCCGCCAATAAAAAAAGTTTGAAATTGATGTTTGATTTACAAAAAATGCTTGTTTTTGTAAAACTAAAAGTTATAAATATACTTAATAGATTATCTAATGTTAATACTTTTGTCAAAACTCAGAACGGCTTTAAAACAACTGGGCCAGAGGGTTATGTAGCTATTGATAAACTTGGTGGTGATGCGGTAAAGATTGTTGATAGAATGGAATTTTCATACAACAACTTTTCGCCTGAAATTTTAAAAGGTTGGGATAAACCCGGCCGTTAATGGGAAAAACCGAATGTTAAGATTTAAGGATATGTTTCCTAACGGAATCGAGTATCGTCCCGGAGAGGATGAACTTACCAACTATAGAGCACTTCGTCGTAGACGTGGTAACTATAGCACGGGCGAAGGCGGCCCTATAGGCGAAGAGACTAAACAGAATGAGAATCCTATCAGCTCATACATTGATTCTGGTAAGCATTCTAAAAATGTTGGGCCTGGCTATAAGGCCGAGATGAAAAAAATCAAGTCCCCTGATGGTGTTCACACAATATTGGTTCATCAACTAGCATCTGAATCAACTGAAATTGATGAAGTTCTATCCGTATCATCTCGCCTTAAAAAGGGCAGAGACATACGCCGTAATAAAGCCAAAATTGCTCTAGGAAGATCACGTGCAGCACGTAGATTTGCCAGTAAAGAGACCCTTGAAAAAAGAGCTCGTAGACATGCATACGGAGCAATGTATAAAAAAATCACAAAGAATATGTCTAAGGATGATCTGAGCCCACAGCGTAAAGCAGAGATTGAAAAAAGACTCAATAGCCCTGCATTTAAGAGCCGTATCGCAAGAATGTCCAAGAAAATGGTCAAGGATGTTCGTAAGCAAGAAATGGACAGAAAGCGCGGATAATGATTGGATCATTTAGACAATATCTGGTAGAAGAAGAGAAAACAGTCTTCTTTTCTTTCGGTAGGATGAACCCACCTACTCTTGGGCATGAAAAACTATTGGATAATCTCGCCGCAAAGGCCGGTAAAAATCCATATAGAATGTATCTGTCACAGTCATTGGATTCCAAAAAGAATCCACTAGCATATAAGAATAAAATTTTATTCGCGCGGAAAATGTTTCCTCGGCATGCTCGCAATATTCTTTTAAATACAAATATTAAAACGGTAATGGATATTTCTGTTGCTCTTTATAACGAAGGCTTTCGTAAAGTTGTTATGGTTGTCGGTTCTGATAGAGTAAATGAATTTAATGCCCTATTGAACAGATATAATGGAGAGAAAGGCCGTCACGGTCTTTACAACTTCATGGATATCAAAGTCATTTCTGCTGGTGATAGAGATCCTGATGCCGAAGGTATTGAGGGTATAAGTGCCTCAAAAATGAGAGCAGCATCTGCTGATAATGACTTTACATTATTTGCGCAAGGTCTCCCTAAAAAGTTTTCAAATGCAAACTCAAAAGAACTTTTTAATGCTGTCCGCCTCGGGATGGGACTCAAAGAGCAAACAAACTTTAAGCGCCATATAGAATTAACTCCGCTATCTGACATTCGTGAATCATATATTGATGGCAAACTATTTGAGGTTGGTGATAAAGTTGTTGTGAAAGCAACAGAAGAAGTTGGCACTGTTGATCGTCTCGGTAGCAACTACGTTATTGTTAAATGTGAGAACAACACATATCGCAAATGGCTTGATGCGGTTGAAAAGATTGATCAACCTGCAATTGAATATGAAGTTGCGTCATTCTCTGTTGCATTACAGGAGGGCAGTATGTATAAAGACAAACCGGATTGGGGAACACCCGAATCTACTAAAAAAGCCAAGAAGAAAACTCCTGGAGAAACTTCTGAAGAAGTAACACCAAATAAAAAGCCAACCTTTGTTGATATTGCAAATGCTCGCATTGACAGGGAGAAGGCGTCTGATGCTAAACGTCATGATAGAATGATAGATAGAGCAAGGACCAAACAAACAAATATTAAGAATAGAGAGACCAAGCCAAATGAGTGATTTTCATAGTTTCCGCCAGTCATTAGAAGAGAAAAAAGGTTTGTGGGATAACATTCACGCTAAGCGCAAACGCGGTGAAAAGATGCGCAAGCCAGGCTCAGATGGCGCTCCTACAGATCAAGACTTTAAGAATGCGCAAAAAGAATCGGTTGATGTTGAGGAAGGTGTTTCCAATCTATCAAATGCCAGATTAAAATATCACGCGGTTAAAAAGTTTCCGCACGGTAGTTACTCCTCAAAGGAGATTGATAATGAGCATAAGCGCCGTGAGAAGGCAGAGCCTAATTATCAATCTGTCAAACCCTCTTTGAATGAAGAAGTTGAAACTTCCGGGGCATATAAAGGCGGTAATATGGGATTGATCAACAAGATTAAAAACTCTGGTGTTGTTAAAAGTGGTTCAATGGCAAAAGATGAAAAGCCTAAAAAATCACTAGGCGATATGAAAGTTAGTGTTAAAAAAGAAGCAAAAGAAGATAATGAACCGGCATCTCCTGATGAATCTGGTATGGCAATGAAGCAACTCGAATTCATTGAATATGCTGCAGAAGAGATGATGGATCACATCAAATCTGGCAAAGAGTTTCCCGAGTGGATGCAAAACAAACTCACAAAAGCGCATACAGTTATTGAAGGCCTACATTCTTCTATGGGAGAACATGGCGGTGATGACGAAGAAGATGTAAAGGAAGCACTTATGTCCGCTGATCGTAAGCCAGAAAAGTTTATCAAGCCTGATGGTAAGATTGGTATCCGTATGGGCCGCGTTGACAAGAACGCAGTAGACAAGGCCGAGTAATATGCAATCTTTCAGGTCATATATAATTGAAAGAGGTGCAGATTCGAAAGGGCATTTCAGATCAACTGATTCTGGAGCTGGAATGACCAAAAAGGGTGTTGATGCCGTTAATAGAAAAACTGGTGGAAATCTAAAAACTGCCGTTACTGGCAAAGTTAAAGCTGGTAGTAAAGCCTCAGGAAGACGTAAGAGCTTTTGTGCAAGAATGGGTGGGATGCCTGGTCCAATGAAGGACGATAAGGGCAGACCTACAAGAAAAGCAATGTCTTTAAGAAGGTGGAAATGTTAATGGCCGACGATAATCGACTTGATAGAATTGAAGCCAAAATTGATAAGTTGGCGGATGCGATGGTATCAATTGCTACTGCCGAAGTAAAGCTGGTAAATATGGAACAAAAGCATGCGGCTCAGTATGAACGTATGAATAGATTTTCTGAGAAACTTGATGCTCTTGAAAAAGTGACATCGGAAAATTCACAAACAGTAAAAACAATCAATAAGCTATTTTGGATAGCACTAATCGCCGTGGCAGGTGCCATTGCCACTAACCTCTTAATGTAAGGAAACACCATGAACTATAAAGATATTTTAGCAATGGCAGCTGCATATACACAAGTTGCCGAAAAGAAGAAAATGGATCCAGTAGATAAAGATGAACTCAAAGGTTCTCACAAAGATCGCAAAGACAAAGATATCGACAACGACGGCGATACTGATTCGTCAGACGAATATCTACACAAGCGCCGTAAAGCAATCTCAAAGACACTTGCGAAAGAAGAGATTGACCTCGGCGAGGCGAATGCTACAGTCAAGCAACAGAAGACACTCAAAGCACTCATGACCAAAGCTCTTGACGGAAAACGCGCAAAGCCTGGTTACACTTCCTCCGTTGCTCAAAACGGCGACTTTGTCGTGATGGATGGCGCACGTCGTATCGTTGGTCGTATCAAAAGCGGCGAATATCAAGACCCTATGAAGAAAGAAAACGTCACAGAGGCAATGACAGCAAAGCAGCGCCATAATGATGCAATGTATAGCTCCAAAAAAGCTTCCAATGACTCGTTTGTTTTTATGAACCCTAACAATCGCAAATATTATGTTGTTGATAAAGCGTCCGCGAAAATTAAAGAAGAAGTTGAACTAGATGAAGCTAAAAAAGTAATCCAAGATTTGGGTGGCGGTGTTAAAGCTGTTCACGAAGCTGATGGTGGCATTACTTTTGTACAAACATCGTCCTTCGGAAAGGACATGGTAATCCTTGGGGCAAAGC